AATGCTATTTTAACAAATGCAAATATAGCTGCGTAGGATGCAAGTGCAAGTATTGTAATATCTTTTATTGCCTTTTTAAAGTGCTTCCTGTTTTGTTTAGCACAAATTTCTTTTTTAATAATAATGTAATCTTTCATTGTTTTTTGTTTTATGATGCTAATATATAACTTTTTTTTTAATTAACAAATAATAAACAAAAAAACAGGGTTACTATTATTCGCCCTGTTGTTTTGCCCTATTTAATGTAAACACCTTCTACTACCCATTGCCCTTTATTGGCAATATACTCGGCAGAATTAGGCTTTGCACCGTACACTTCAAACACCCTAAATGCAGGGTTGTTAAGGTACTTTGCAAGGTCATTGCGGTTTGTTAATATATGTTTTATAATGCTAATATATAACTTTTTTTTTAATATACATAATATTGCCCCCTGTGTAAGTTTTCTAACGTATCTGTTAGTACATATCTAAATGCATCTATGCAGTCAGGATGTTCTCCTGTTGGTTTAGGTAGTGTGTTACCATCTTTGTCTTTTGCCCATACATATCCTTGTAGTTCTCGTTTTAGATTCCTGCTTCTGCTCGTAACGTATATTTCGTTTTGGTTTATTAGGTTGATTCCAAAGTTTACACTATCCCTACCTTTTGTACAAGGGTAGATATTATGCCCATCCCTTCTAAGCGTTTCTATGGACTTCGGTTCTGCTTGGTCAGCTATTATGTTGTCTTTTATATTATTGTGCCTTAGAAACAAGCTAACATCCCTTAGAACCGTATTAGACTTATAGAATACTTCATCAGCTATGTAGGATTCGTTCCATTTGTATAATCCTATGATTGTGGTAGGGTCTGTATATCCAAAGTCCATACCATATGCTAATAGCCTTGCTTCGTTTGGTACTGTGTCTATTTCTTTCCAGTCAGGAATACATACACCTTCTAAAGAACCAGTTTCTCCTAAACCATAAACCCTCCACCAATTAGACCAGTAGGTAGATGTCTTTGCCTTATCTCTTGCTTTCTCTATTTCCTTTATTATGGTTTCAGGTAATGCATCGTTATCTTTATAGGTAAGTGTAATGTAGTCCGTGTCCTGCTTTCCTATTAGTTCCTTATCTACCCAAAACAAACTAGATGGATTGTAGTCTAGCCATATTGTCCCTGATGTTCTAACCGCTAATTGTGTGTAAGCATCAAAGGGTACGTTATTACATTCGTTAATATATAGGTCTGTACGTCTTGCACCTCTTAGTTTATCAGGCTGGTCTGTACTAAAAAACTCTATATAACTACCGTTTGAAAAAGTGTATTTTAACGTGCTTTTATTGAACTGGCTATCCTTATACCTATTAAGACCCTTTAAGATGCCTAAGAAGTCCTTTAAAGCACCTCTACGAAGGTGTGGTATGCTTTCAGATACTACGCTAATCTCTTTGCCTTCGTTTCTTATGGCATAGTCTATTAGCAAACAAAGTATTGATATAGTTTTAGAAGCCGAAGTACCTCCCTTAACTACTCGTATCCTACTCTGTAGCTTTCTTAGTTTGTGAAATGCAATGGTTTTCTTTACACGCATACAAAATGCAGGTTAGGGTTGTGGTTATCCCTAATCCTCCATAAACAAAGGTAAGTCCTCGTTGATAGTAACCTCCTTAGTTTCTCTTGGTTTTCCAAACCTATATTCCATAAATAGTTTAAGATGTCTAAAGTCTTTAGCAATTACCCCCTCTATTAAAATTGCAAATGCATCATTGTCATAAGCTGATAATTTCTCTACTAAAAAATCTTCTTCATCTTTCCTTTTACGCCCTGCACCTTCTCTTTTACCTCCGTGTGCCATACTTGAAAAAAACTTGATTATTCATATATACAATAAAAAAAACTATTCTTTGTTAAAAAACAATGCTATTAGTAAAGCTAATATTGCAGTTAAATAAAATATAGTTATTACTTCAAACATCGTACAAAGTATAATACACGGTTAGTTCTTCATTAGCCTTTATTGGTTTAATAGTATATAGGTTGCCTATCCTGCCCTTTTTTAATATAAAGCAGTTAGGACTATCACTATGGTTTAAAAAGCCTCCTAATGGTGTTCTTATTAGTTCTTCTAAATAAGGGTTTATAGCATCTACTTTATGGTGTGTTATTCCTAAGTCGCTTCCTGCTTCTATTTTTTCTGTAGCAAATACTCCTTGTCCGTGTATCTTGCTTTTCTTTATAGTCAGTTCTTTAGGTAGAGGTTTATACATTTATAAGTCTTTTAAGGTTTCTATGTTTTGTGTGTATATCTCTTAATTCTAAAAGTACCTTTGCATATTTTCTTCTGTAGAAATCTCTGCCCTTATATTTTTGGTTTTCCCTTTTAAACTCCCTACTTACAAGTCTATCCATTTTTTCGTAGGCTTGTATATATCTTTCTTCGTGTTGGTCTATCCAATCTCTGTAAAGTTTAATACCGTGTAAGACCGTTGCGTGGTTCTTTCCTACTGATTTGCCTATTGCCTCCAAAGAATGCAAAGTGTATTCTCTACATAGGTTGTAGTACATTGCCCTTGTATATACTAATTCTGTTTTTCTTGAAACTTGTGTTAGGTCGTGTCCTGTTTCTGTTTCTACTATTTGTTTAATCTTGTCTATTGTCATATTCTATTTCTTTTATCGCTTTTAGTATTCCTGCACAAGCCTCGTAATCTTCTAAGTCCTCGTACATCTTTAATGTTTTATACATTTCTTCCATACTCACACCATTCTGAAAGTCTATTAGTGCAAGTAGGTAAAATTCTCTCATTTCTTTATTCAAAACATCCTAATTGGATTTTGCTAACTCAAAGTATCTTTTATAATATAAGAATTTAACTCTTCTTCTTCTTTTACAAAAAACTTTTCATAGATCTCTAATCCTCTTTCAAATTTTTCTTGTCCTGAATCATAAAAACTTTGTTCTACATCATATATACCTAAATCGCCAGTTGATTTATCTATTGCAAAAAACATAAAATCTTTATAATTTATCTTAAATATATTACAGTAAATATATAACTGAACATCATAAGAATATTTTTTTGCATTCCATTTAAAGTTTTTAAGATCCGCTGTTGTTTTTAAGTCAGCTATATAATCAGAACCTAACACATCAGCTTTAGCTCTAAAAGGATAACCATTTATTATGTCAAACCCAGGTTGTTCAAATTTAGCTTTCCTAGTTAATTCCTGCCATACGTCATTTTGCAATAAAGCATCTACCGTATACATAGCCTTATCATATTCTTTTCTAGTATAAACAAAGCTGGCATCACCTACTTCTTTAACCTTTTCTTTATATTTTTTTGTTACAGCAGATTGTACTTCAACTACATGACATAAAGTATTTAACTTTTCAGGTTCTAAAGCAGCTAAATGTATTAATCTACCTGTTTTAAATGCAGAGTTGTCATTTTTGTAATTTAATGATCTAGCATATTGCTTAGGTGAATCAATTAAGCTTTTAATAGCACTAGAACTTAAAGCATATTTACCTAACTCGCCATAGTAAAAAGAATCATCATACATTTTATTAAGTAATTCCACTTTATCATATACTGTTCCATTTAATAACTGTATAGTTTCTTTTCTTTTTGTTTTTACAAATATAGATTTCATTGCAGATACCTCAATATAACAAGAACCAGGTCCGTTATAAGATTGACTTATATTTATGTGTAATGCTTTTATAGATTCTTCTTCTATGAAATCATAATTATCATTGTCTTCTAATACAATTCTAACCCCATTCTCTGACCATTTAATAAATTCTATTTTATCAACAGGAAATGTAATATGTTTCCAATTATCTTTTTTTCTTACTATTCTCATTGATTATCTTTTATAAATGTTCCATTTTTCATTTTACCAGTTCTATCTTTGATTTGATAGTAAGCATCTTCTATACATTGTTCGATTGTTGTATTACATAAATGTGCCAAATTAGTTAAAACTATAACACTATCACCTATTGCATCAGATATTTCAGCTTTATCATTTTCTAAAATAGCATTTGACAATTCACCTACTTCTTCAAATAATTTTATAACTTGCGTTTTAGGATCACCTTTCTCATAAATCCCTTTGTTTTCTGCCCAATCTCTAATAGGTTGAAATTCTACTTTTAAATTCATAATTAATTTTTATTTAAATATTTGTTATATAAATGCATGTTTGTAGTATA